ATTCTTGTATTTTAGGACTTGTGTAAGCACTTAAATTTACAATAGAAATATTTGAATTACTCATAAACTATATAATCATTAGTTGTTTGATTTGCTACATATTGACCATCGTTAATTGAAAAATTAGCAATAACTTGATTTGTGCAAAATATTTTGTCTTTATAAACTACATCAGTATCATTCAAAATAGATAATGTATAAAAATTACCCTCTATTAAATCAAATGTTGCAGTTGTGTATAGATAATAACCATCTATATAAAAATCAGATGATATAGTAGTACTTTCATTTGTCATTTCATTTACCAAAACTATTGATGTTGCTTTATATTGTCTTGGAATGAATTTCAAAGATTGTTCTTCTACTTGTTCTTTTAAAATTATCATTATCTTTTTATTTAAAAATAAAAGTAAGTTAAAATTGTTTTAAAATAAAAAAGGGACACATAAGCATCCCTTAATTAAAAAACAAAAAAACAATTATTAAGAACCTGCTACTACTGTAAATCCAGCACCAGCTAAAGTATCACCAATAAAATTTGCTGGTACTTGTTCCATTCCTGTAAGTGTTAATGTATAACCACTTAAATCACCCATAGCAGCACCAGTTACAATAGTTCCACCTGTTACATCCATTCCGTGTTCTAATCCACAATAAAAGAAATTACCATTGTTATCTTCAACAATTACTTGTGGTCTACCATAAGCCAAAAGTTTGATTTGTTTGTGGTCAACTATTGATAATTTTTTCAAAGTTAATGCTAATTCTTGTTGAAAGAATGTAGTACCATTTTCTCTTGAAGATGTAATTGTTTGAGTAAAAGATGAAGTACCTTTTAAATCATATTTGTATGCAGATGGTGTTCCAGCTACTGCATCAATAACATCTGTGTTTGTTCCATCGTAAGTGTAACCAGTAGCATCACCCCAATTAACAAAATAAACTGCTTTTAAACCTCCTGAACTATCTTTACAAGGTTCTAATCTACCTAAACTAATATCACAAGCCATATCTATATTTTTTTAAAGTTAAAAAAAAGGTGGTGTTTATTCCACCACCCTTTTAAAATTTATTTATTTATGATTATGCTGCAGGAGTGTAAAGTACAATCTCTGAACCAATTCCGTATTGTACACCAGCAGTAAATCTCATTACTACTCTTACATTTTGTGAACCATCCAAATCAGCCAAATCAATTAACTTAACTTCTTGGCTATCTGCTAATAAACCAGTTCCAAAAAACAAGTTAGATTTTTGTGCAGCCATCATATAATCGTTAGCCATTCCATTACAAACAAATATTTTAATTCCGTCAAATGATAAACTTCCGTTATTCCACCATTGTGTTCCTAAATTATTAGTACCATTAGCACCTAAACCTGATGCACCAAAACCACCTAAAGCACGTACATAATCACGAGCAACTGATTGAGAAACGTATAAATACAAATCTTCTTTTCCGTAAAGTGTAGCAGGAATTAAATCAACTACTTTACCCATTTCAGCAATTACGTTAGCAGCAGTTACACCACCTGAAGCAGGAGAAGCTACATCTAAAACAGTTGCATCAGCAGTAGCAAGTGTTACAAATCCGTCAAACTCGCCAGCAGTAGCAGTAGCACCTTTCCAAATATTTTGTTCTGTTTTTTCAGCAACTTTAGCAGCTACGTGTGCTAATAAGAAATCAGCAAATGCAGGTGGCAAAGTATCAAATGTAGAATAACCCATTTGAACGGCTTCCCAATCACTACGGAAATCTTTCTTGCATAATTGTAAATTTACCTGAAATTCTTCTGGTTGTATAATTCTTTCAGTTAATGTTACAGTAGAAGTAGCATCAAAATCACAGGTTGCATTCTTAACAATCCCGTCAGTTGCAATTTTTTTGATAACCTCTTTGTACTTGATGTTTGGTTTTACTTCAATACCACCATTTTCGATAGTAGAAGCAGATAATAATGCAGCAGAGATATACTTTCCAGCAAACTCACCAGCATAGGTTGTTGTAATACTTGTTGTTGTAGCCATTTTTTATTTAATTTTTATTTTTATTATTTATTTAATTTACTCAATACCACATCAAATGTTGTAGCATTTCTTTTTCTTGAATATAAATTCATTTTAACTTCAGTAGTTGCTTCTGGATTGTGTGATAAAACTTCAATGTTATCATTTGACAATTCAACTGCATCTACCACTTCTGTTTTTGATAATTTTAATTCAGCAATTTCAGCTCTTAATTTTTCAATTTCAGAAAAGAACATTTCTTTAGTAACACTTTCAACTACTCTTTTTGGTGTAGCTACTTCTGTTGCCATTTCTTCTTCTTTTTTAGTAGTTTCTACTTCTTCTTCAACTTCTGGTGCTTCTTCTTCTGGCATTTCAATAGATGCAATAACACCTTCTACTTCTACTTTTAATACATTACCATCTTCAAGCATATATTCACCAACTGGCATTGGTACTCTTTCATCTTCATTAACAATAAAGACCGCCATTTCTGGTTCAAATGTTTCTGCTTCAATAACAGTAACACCATCCATTAGTTTCATTTGAGCAAGTTTTACATCCATACCCAAAAGTTCTTTGATTTGATTTACTACGTTCATACTTTTTTTATTTAAAAATTATTATTATTTATATTTGTTATAAATTGTTTAGCCATTTGTTCTAACCATTGTTCTTACTCCATCAACAACTGTTACTGTTGATGTGCCTTGTGCAACTGTTGAACCAATACCTTGATTGATTAATTCACCTTTGCAACATTCTGCTGAATATGTGCTATCATCACATAAACAACCTCTTTTAGCGTCTTTTGGACTTGTGTATTTATTCTTTCCCATTTTAAATAATATTTTGAACATCGCCAACAAAACTTTTTAATTCATTAATTCTGGCATCAGCAATTTTAATTTGATTATTCCAACTTTTTACTTGTTCTGTGTTATCTGCACTTTCACCAATTAAATCTTTATATTTTCTTGAAAATTCTTCTTTATCTTTAAACATTTGTACTCTTAAATCTACCATTTGCTTTACATAAACATTTACTTTAGAAATTGCATCTTTTAAAACAGTACTTCTTACTTGTTGTCCTTCTTTCCAAATAGTTTCTATTTTATTACCTTCAACATCGCCAGTAGCCAATTCTACTTTTTGACTTTCTAAATTTACTTTAGCTACTTTTTCAGTATGCTCTAATTTTTTAAAAACATTGTTTAACGTACTCATTTTATTTATTTGTTATTTATTAGTATTTGTTTTATTTTTTCAATCAATTCTTGCTCTTTACTTTCTTGTAAATTTAATTCTGCTTTTTCAGAAAAATATCCTTCAATAGAATATCCTTGATATAAGCCATTTTTTACATCTGCCCATACTTCATCATTATCTATTCTTTGAACTACAACCCAAGCACCTTCAACAGCATTTAAATTGTAAATAGCTGATTTATCTTTTTTAACATCTTCAACTATCCAACTTTCTATTGTATAAACACCTTCAGTTTTTTTATCGTGTTCTAATGTTGAATTATGAATTTTAAGTTTCTTTAAATATAATTCTGATGCTTTTCTAACTGTATCTTTTGAGAAACGAATGTTATATTCATAATCACCATTTCTTCTATAAATATCTTTTTCTGGAATTAAAGCTAAACCAATAACTATTCTTTTATCTTCATCAATAGTTTTTAATTCTACTTTGTGTTCATTTAGTGCAACCCAATTTTCTTCAATAGCTGGAAATTTAACTAAACTAATAGCATCAATTCCATCTTGAATATTTTCTTCGTCTATATCTAAATAAATAGTTTCTAATTTCTTCATCTTACTTTTTTTTAAAAATTAAATTATTTATGTTTTGTTTTAAATAAGTAACATTAACTATGTTTTTTTGACTTAATGATGCTTTTAACTAACATTATCCTAAACTTGCATTAGTTACTATGTTTCTATTTAAACCTTGTGCAGTTGTTACATCATTTGCTACAACATAGGCTTGTATTGGTGCTTGTGCTGATTTTCCTTGCATTGTTTCTGCTAATTGATTAACACCACTATTTCCTACTACGTTAAAACTTGGTGCTGCTGCTGGTGCTGCTCCACCTGCACTACTAACTGCTGCTCCACCTCCACCACCTCCACCAGATAATA